TGGAAACAATTATTGAAATTGCTCCTTTACTTGAAGGTGGTTGTGCATTGTTCTACTCTGATGCTTCTGCTGTTGGTGGTAAAAGCCCAATGAAAGTAAAAGATAGTTACACACACTTTCAACAATTAGCAATGCAGATGGTTTCATCTGAAGATATTGCCAAGAAAGTTAAAGCGTTAAAATCTGTTGCCATGGAGATACCAAAATTATGAAATTTAAGTTTACCGGTGAGTATGAACCTATGCCGTTTCAAGATGCAATAGCATCCAAGAGAAAGATAGAATTCGAAGCAGAATCTTTAGGTAGTATATTAGAACAGTTTGAAATGTTCCTCAGAGGTTGTGGTTATGTTTTTGAAGGTCAAATAGATATTGTGAATGACTTTGCTAAACAGGATGATGATTGTGATTTAGATGATGTTGACCAATTTTTTGATAGAGCTAAAGAAACATCTAAACAATTAGATACAGGTTATGCTTTGAATGATTTTAATCGTACCCGTCCAATTATCTGGCCGTTTCCTGATTCTAAAGAAACATATGAACAAGGCGGAGACCCAGCACATCCACCATCATATCAACCCGGTGCATCTAAAAAATTAGATGAGGAAAAATTTGGTGATTTTAATGCCGATGATCCTCGTAATAAAACATGGGAAAACAAAATTGAATGACTTATTTCTAAACACATTTGAGTGGATTAAAAATGATTGGTATAGTAATCGTTTCCGTTTTATTGTTGAGTTGCTTGCTTGGGCTATTAGTATTGGTTGCGCAATCACGATGGCCATTACTGTACCCAATCCTCCGCTTCTGGTCTTATATCCTATTTGGATACTTGGCTGTGTTATGTATGCTTGGGCTTCTTTTACTCGCAAATCGTTTGGAATGTTGGCTAACTATCTTTTGTTAGTTACTATTGATACCTTTGGACTATTGAGAATGTTATGAATATATTTTACCTAGATAAAGACCCTAAAGTTTGTGCTCAAATGCACGTTGATAAACATTGTATAAAAATGATCCTTGAATATGCTCAACTTCTTTCTACTGCTCACCGTTTTCTTGATGGTACTGTGTCTATTGGCCTCGGTAAAACTGGTCGTAAACAAACTAGATATGTTCTTCCTGATGACCGTGAGTCTGTGTTGTATTCTGCTACTCACCTTAATCATCCTTCGGCAGTTTGGTGTCGCCAATCTGCTATGAATTACCATTGGTTGTATACTTTACTTGTTGAATGTTGTAAAGAATATACATACCGTTATGGTAAGGTACATAAGTGTGAGAGTAGTGGCTTGGTGAATAGATTACAAACTACACCAACCAATATTAATGGTACTAAAGATTTCACCGAACCAACACCAGCTATGCCTGATGAATGTAAATTGGCAGGAGATTCTATTAATTCTTATCGTAGATACTATGTAATGAATAAAGAACACCTGTGGTCATGGTCTGGCAAGATAAATAGTAGAGAACGACCACAATGGTTGACTGATATGTTAAAACAAGCGAAAGAGTCCTGTTATGCCATCATATGATTTTCTGAATACTGAGACAAATGAAATTGAAGAACACAAAATGTCCCACACAATTCTCCGTTCTTTTAAAGAGAAGAATCCGCATCTACAACAACACTTTATGGCCAAAAATCTGCCTGTATTCTCTGATGCTGGTCGTATGTCTGTTCCAGGTACTATGACTGCTGATAAGGCCTTTGAACAAGGTGTTATTCAGCGGATGAAAGATACTATTCCAGGTAATACCTTACACAAAAGCCACAAAACCAAGATGCCAAGGGAGTGGTAAATTATTTCTAACTAACTTAAGGAGTTCCATGAGCCAAAAGCGAATAATGACAAAAAGAGAGCGCCTATATCATGAATACAACAACAAAGAAAAAGTTAAAGAAGAATTAATAGAATTATCAAGAAACGTCAGGGAATATGAGGAGAAAGTAACTACCTCATCATTCGATCCACATAGAACATCATATTACAACTAGCATAAATATAAGTTTAACAATAAAAATAATAAAACACTATGACACTACCAGCTTCAGGTGCATTGTCACTCTCACAAATACAAACTGAAATGGGTGGATCCAATCCAATCTCTTTAAGTGAATACTATCGTAATGGAGGAATTGTTCGTAGCACTTATCCAGATGGAACTGGATCCATCAACAGTAATGTGCCGACATCAGGTGCAATATCTATGTCTAATTTTTACAATGGACAAGGAGTATTTGTCGCAAGTTTCGCCATTCTAAGTAACTATGGTGACTTTAATTTAGGTACTGTTTTGACTAATTCATATGGGTGGAACGGAGTAACGCCTGTCCTTTGTAGTGTAACTGTCAATCCAAACATTACCGTTTATGGTAGTACCGGCGCTACTGCGTTTACAATAGGATCATTTCCTGCTGGGTCTCTTATAAATGTTTATAATGATGGAATCATCGCTGGAGGTGGAGGCTATGGTGCTGCTCTTGGAGGTGCTGGAGGTCCTGGTGCAGCAGCTATGAGTATTTCTACTAGAACTAATATATACAATAATGGTGCTATTATAGGCGGCGGTGGAGGAGGAGGTGGCGGTGGGTATAGAACTGGATACTATACAGCAGCTGCTGGTGGTGATGGTGGACCTGCTGCAGCCGCAATTTATCAATATGCAAATATAACAATAACGAATACTGGAACTAATGGTAATGCATTAATAGCTGGAGGCGGTGGCGGTGGCGGTGGCGGCGCAGCTAGAATAAGTGATTCTGCTACATTTGAAACTGGCGGCGGCGGTAGTGGTGGAAGGTCAGGAACTCAAATTAGTCCAGCGTTTGGTGGTGCATCAACTTCATATTATACAAGATACATTGGTTATACTTTATACAATGAGCCAGAATCTGGCCGGTATGGTCCAACGACTGGACCTGGACGTACCTTATTTCAATCTATTGGTAATGATAATTTGGGTCCGTTTGGATCAGGAACTCCATATTATTTTGGACGAGGTGGAAGTGTTAATGAACTTGTACCTCCATACTCAGGTTATGATGACGTAACTGCCGGTTCGGGAAATTATGGTGGTGGTATTTACGATGATGGTTCCGGTAATATTTGGGCAGTAGCCGGATATCCTGGACTAACAGGTAGTAGTAACAATTATGCTGGTAACAACCCTTATACACCAGGCGCTGGTGGTGCCGCTGGTGCTGCAATTGTTCAAGTTTCTGGTACACTTTCATGGGCAGGTGGAACACCGGCCGGGGTTGTTTATGGTGCTTATCCTTAACATTAGAAAGAAAAATAACAATGATTATTGAACATTCAGATAGACAGGAACGTATTAGCTGTCCAAATTGTTTTTATGATATATCTCAAAAAGAAATTGATGTTTTGCATTGCAATAATTGTAATGAAGATATAGTTATAAGTTATCTGTGCATAGGAACTGTTCTTCCAGCTCCTGATCCAGTTCCTGATTCTGCGAATACATCAAATATTTAAGTATTTACAGCTTGACTATATAATAGTTTTATGATAGGATTACATTATGTTTACATATTGCCCACCAAAACCTCTGCAAGACCTTCAATCAACCACATTCCCTGATGGTAAGAGATACTACTCTTTACCTGATGGAACTAGATTGCCATCTGTCACCACCGTTCTAGGTGCACAAAAGAAAGAAGCCATCATGGCATGGCGTAAGAGAGTTGGTGAAGAAGTTGCCAATAAAATCTCAAAGAAGGCCACAGGTCGTGGCACCAATGTTCATACTCTATGTGAGAGGTACTTAAACAATAAAGGTACAGGTGATATGATGCCTGATGCCAAAGAAATGTTTGTTGCTCTTAAACCAGAACTTAATCGTATTAACAATATACACTATCAAGAACAGGCTCTATGGTCAACCCAATTAGGCATGGCAGGCCGTGTAGATTGTATTGCTGAGTTTGATGGTGAATTGGCGTCTATTGATTTTAAAACATCAGCAAAAATAAAAGTAAGAGAAAACATTTTAGATTATTTTTGGCAGACAACTGCATATGCTTTGATGTATGAAGAACTCATTGGTACACCTATAAATAAACTAGTTGTAATCATGGCAGTTGAAGATAACCCACCTCTTATCTTTATAGAGAAAACGGAAGACCACATTGATGGTCTAGTTGAGGCGATTAAATTTTACCGAGAACAAAAATGAAAAAGTTATTATTCGTATTACTATTACCATTTGCTGTATTTGCACAGATTAACCAACAATGTCCACAGTTTACAGTTAATGGTACACCACAATATGAACCACAAGCAGGTGACCAAGAAATATGCCATACAAATTATGCTGTGATTCACCGTTGTTCTGTTAAGGCACCCGTAGCAGTATTCGAACATTTAACAGTTGCTGCAATGACTGGTCCAGCAAAACGTAAAGATAACTTTAGACCTGATCCATTGGTGACACCACAATGTTCCGCTAGTCTTGCTGACTATGCTATTGTAGGTAAAACACATGACCGTGGTCACATGGCACCTGCAGGTAACAACACACAGAATGATGCTATCATGAGTGAGAGTTTTTATTTAAGTAATATGGTCGCACAGTTAGCAAACAACAATCGTGGTATTTGGAAACAATTAGAAACATGGGAACGCCAATGGGCTTCGGCACCTAATACAGATTTCTATATTATATCTGGTGGTATATTTGACCAAGGTCATCCTGTGATTGGCAATGGATTAGGAATGCCAACACGATTATATAAAATCATCATAGAGAAAAATAGTAAACAGGTTCAAGCATATATGATGCCTAATGCGGCCTTGCCTGTGGCAGATTTACCAAAATATCAAGTACCAATGACTGCCGTTGAAGAAGCAACAGGCATGAAATTCGGTTTAGGTCAATAAATACCACTTTACTGATTGACTTTTCATAAATATTAGTGTATAATAGGACTATTATGAAAGTTAAAAAGTTACTTAAAAAATTGTATGAAGCTTGTGTTTATCATAATACTGATTTAGAGAAAAAAATCTATTTGAAGTTGATGCAAAAATCTTTGAAGAAAAAAGAAGAAGCTAAAACAAAAGCCGTACAATAAAGAATTCGTAGAAGTTATTAAAAAGTTTGGCAAGACGGGAGTGCGAATCTCCCCATCTCCACCGAAGCATATTAAAATCTGTAAAACGATTAGGGCTGGTATCCCAGAGTCACTCAGAGAAACTCTAAAGTGCCATAGTATGTTTCGTTGGGGATGAATAGAATCGATTGCCTGATTAGTATAATAATGGAGAATCGCCAGAGAAGGCGTAATAACTAAATTAAGTAACCGCAAACGATGAAAAGTATGCACTTGCTGCCTAAAAGGTAAGCGGAGTTTCGATGGATGAACTTAGCAACAGAATCATCCATCATTTTTTTAACAACAACGGAGTAACAATGAAGAAATCTCTATTAATTTTGGCATTATTAAGTGCTGGTCTAGTACAAGCTCAAGTAACAACAAACTTGGGTGCAACTAGTGATTACCGGTTTCGTGGAATTAGTCAAACTCAAAACGCACCTGCAATTCAAGGTGGTATTGATTATGCTCACAAAAGTGGTGTTTATATTGGTAACTGGAATTCATCCGTCAGTTCACAATTATACACTAACGGATCGGGTGTAGAAAGCGACTTATATGCTGGATATAAGAAAGAAGTTTTAGGAGTAACACTAGATGTTGGTTCTTATAACTATTTCTATCCACGGGCTTCTGTAGCTAAAACAAACTACGACACTAAAGAAGTTTATGCTGGCGTAGCAAAAGGTCCTGTTTCAGTTAAAGTAAGTCAATCA